AAAAACATTCTCAAAATAACTAAACGACACGATACCACCTCTTAGATCAATTGTTTTTTTACCATCATTTGACCTAATGGTGAATATTTCGTAAATACTTTTGTCTTTTGCTGCCATCAGTTATGCTTGTTATTGAGACTTTGTAGATCTAACAAAGTTTTTTCTGTTGATTGTCCTACTTTAATGAATTTAGTTTTACCATCAGAAGATTGTTGTATAGGAGGAGGAGTATTACCCCCACCTTGATTATTTACCTGAACAACGGTTGTTTTCTTTTTTCTTCTACCAAAAAGGTTAAAGAAATTTCTTTTAATTGGTTTTACTGACATCGATTGATCCCCTTTACCAGGTGGATTTACCATCTTGTCACCTGATCCTTCATCTTCATCAACGTCTAAACTTCCACCACCACTAGCACCACCTCCTAAAGATGGAGCACCTCCACTACTACCAGATCCTGATGATAAAATTTGTTCATCATCTCCACCCATACCTTCTACGTCATCAGCATCTCCTGTAACTTCTTCATCATCAAAGGTTTGAGTGCCCTCAATATTATCTCCTGTGGCATCAGTAGTTGTTTGATCACCTTGTATCGCATCTTCAGATTCGATTTGTCGTCTCGCATCTTCATCTGTTAAGGTTAAATCAGCAGCACCTGCCTCAACCCCCTCAACAATATTTCCTTCGGCATCAAATACATTCCCTTCTTCATCAATTCTTCCTCCTTCTTCAATAGCATCCACTTGTTCTTGCGACACTTCTCTTTCAATTTGACCAACGATTTCATCATCTGATTTAGGTTGTGATGTATCAACACCTCCACTATCATCTTTATTTTCCTCGGTAATACCTAAATCTTTCGCAACTTCATTTGCAGAGTTTATATCTTTGTCTGTTGCAAATGAATTTACTGATTCAACAAAATCTCTATCTAACTTACTCAAATTTTGTTGAGTTTTCTCAAAAGTTTCTCTTATATTCTTATCATCCTCTCTAAAATCAAATCTATTAAAAATAGCTAAAAAATTCTCAATACCTGCCCCAAGACTTAACAAGAAATTTTTCATTCCATCTACAAATCCCGTTAAAATACCAACAGTTCTCTTTATAAACCCAAATAATTTTTGGAATGCAGATATAATTTTGGGTAAGTTTGCAATTGCCCAACCTAAAATAAGTATTCCCACAAAGTCAAGTATTCTACCTAAAAATCCTCTAGTGCTTTTCTGAACTAAACTACCCTGCCTTTTTGTCACTCCTGTAATTGTCGATGCCTCTAATTCATCCTCTCTTTGTTTTCTTAATGCATTCTCCCTTCTTTTCTTAAAAAATTCAGCATCTTGTTTAATGAATTTTCTTTTTAACTGATTCGTCTCTCTTGTTTGCTTCAATAATTCTTGAGAATTTATAGCTATTGCACGTAATCCTTCACCTAAAGAAGTTATTGATTTACGAATTGAATTAATACCAATTGATGATTTTCTTAATGAGTCTCTACGATCTTCTACTGACATTATCCTGCACCTGTTGTTGAAGTAGCATATAATGCGTGAGTGTTATTTTGATCAAAATTGATCGTAGGTAATGTTTGTTGTTCCTTTGAACTCCCCCCATTGATTCCACCAGTATTTTGTGTATTCGTAGCACCACCCATATCTAGAGTAACAACCTCTGGTTTTTCCTCAAAAGAATTAATTTGATTAGCAGCATTACCACTATTACTTTTGACTGGGACTACTTTTCCATCTATTAATTTACCACCTTCATTAAGTGCTTTTATATCATCAGCTGAAAAATCCATAGTGCTAACTAAATCACCATTTTCATCAACAGTTTTATCTAGATTTTTTAATTCAGTTTCAGATTTTTCATTTTTGCCTTTATTACCAAATACCTTAATATCTTTTAATCCAAGAGCACTCATTATTTTCTTGACAAGACTCTTCATTAATGTCTCACCAGCAAGACCACCTATTAGAGCTCCTATAAAAGCACCTGGTCCAGCACCAATACCACCAAAAAACGCTCCTAACGCTGCACCACCAGCAGCACCAATTTTCGCACCTGCCATAAAACCACCAGTTGCTGCTAATGCAGAAGCTATTCCACCATCCTTACTTGTCAATTCAGAAAAGAAAGTTATCAAAGGACCAAAAACTTTACCAAGTAATTTACCAACTCCCATTTTTGGCAATCCTTTTGCCAAACCTGTTAATTTACCACCAATTCCAGTTTTAGCTATGGCTTTTGCACCATCATCAACTAAATTCTTTCCTCGCTTAAATAAATTTTTACCAAACCCTACAAGACCTCCTTTTCTACCCATTGACACTGGAGCACCCAACGGATTACCTGCCATAGTTGGGTCAGCTCCGCTAAAGAATCTCGATGTATTCAACTTTGTCGGAACTTGCTGAAAAGTTTCCTTACCTAAAATAGCATCTTTTATTCTACTTGCACCTGGTATTTTTACTTTTCTTATATTTTTTATTGCATTTGTAATATTATTTGGATTTGCAACTTTTTTTAAAGTCTCCGTGGCTAACTTAGTTGTTTTTACAGGGTTGCGGAAAAGTTTAAATATTTTACCAGCTTTGTTAAATAAGAAATTACCTACAATTATTTCTACTATTCCTCCAATCGTTCCTCCTACTCCACCGCCAAAAGTTCCTTTGCCTATACCTTTAGATTTTCTAACAAGACCAGCTAGTAAAACTTGAACTCCTTTTAATCCTGCTCTTAATAATCCACCAAATGCGACTCTACCAACAGCACCAGCAAATCTTCCCAAAATTGCAAGAGAACTTTTAATTCCTATGGATATAGCAGTTAAACTACCTGCTATGATTGTTAAACCACCTAAAAATCTTACCTTTAGTGCGTTTATTTTATCTACATTCCCTTCTGAAAGTGCTTGAAGTAAATCTATACCTGTTATTGTTAACCAACCACCCGCTAATGTCAATAAGAATTGAGTTAAACTACCTAAAGTAGATTGGGTTTTAATACCAATTCTTTGTAATGGTTGTGTTAATGATGATTGTATTTTTGCTTCAAGAGCACTCTCTTTACCTTCTCTAAGTCCTTGCTCTGCTAAAATTCTCTCACGATTTTGTCTTGCTCCTTCTCTTTGTCTCTCTAACTGTTCTGTTAATGCTAAATTTTCTTTTACACCTAATAAATTACGATCAAGTGTAGATACTTGCCTAGATATACTTTCTAAATTCTGAGATACAGATGTTAATTGAAGAGACTGTTGTTGTAATAAATCTGTTGTAACAGGATCGGGTTTTTGTTGTTGAGCACCACTAAAAAAACTAGAAGATATATTTCTTCTAACAGCGTTTATACCTCCTGATAATGGTGAACCAAACTCGTCCATTAATAACTATTCCTGTCTTGTTGTGCTTTTAAGTTTTCCTCTTCAATAAATTGTGTAAGTAATGAGACATAAATTTCTCTCTCCCACGGAATCATATTCTCAAGTTCTGTCAAACTATATTTATGGTGCTGCATCATGGCAAAATTTAACTTGTAGTATGACACAAGATCTTCATGTGCCATACTTATCCGAAAAAACTCTGCAGACCCTCAATTGTAATCTTATTTTTAACTTTTGTATTTGGATTTGTTACTTGAACCGTATGTGACAATTTAGGCATTGTATCAAAGAATCTCTCTATCTCCTTAAACTGAGCAGAGTTAAGTGATTCAATAAAATCGGTCAACTCTTTTGTTGTACAATCCTCTTGAGTCCAAGATTCCTCTTCAGAGTATACTTGATCTACACAGGATGCGATTAACTCAAATGTATCATCGACTTTTATATTTTCAGCACTGAAATTACTTTTAATAAATTCATTTAATGAGGGATATCTCATTTTAAGAGTATAAGTATCATCCAATTTTATTTCAGGTTTATGATTTTTATTCTTAACAATTTTTATTGAATCAATATTAATAGTTGTAGGAACTTGTGTTTTACCATCATCTGGACAAGTAACCATAACTTCAATCTGTTCTCCAACAGATTTTCCACGTACATTTAAGAACAAATATTCAATATCAAATGTAGATAATTTTTCAACTTTAGTTCCCTTTGTCAATATACAAGATGCTAATATACTTTTTACAGCAGTCGCAATTTGTTGTTGATCTTGAGATTCAAGTGCAATAATTAAAATCTTCTCTTCTTTGACTAGAAATGGTCTATATTTGATTTTTCTACCCGATGAAGGAAGTACCAACTCATAAGTTGGTGTTGCAATTTTTGGTAAAGGCATAATATGCTAAACACTTCAGTGTGATTATTTATAGGGGTTATCGACGACCATTTGAGATGACTTGTCCCTGTCCAAGATTCTGAGATCCATTTACATTATTGACTTGACCAGTTGTGCGTCCTGATGCTGAAGTATCGACTTTACTTCGATCTCCTTGTGATATGGTTGGATATATACCACTATTCAATACTGAAGGATCTACACTTGATCCATCTTTTGATACGTTACCCCTGTTGAATATCTCATTATAAGCTCTTCTTAAGTCTCTGGCAAGTGATGATGATTCTCCACAAATATACCTATCGAAACTAAAATTCGCAGTTGCCTTCAGAACCTGTGAACCCTGATATGATACCCTTGTAGAATTAAGAGATAATGGGAATAAACCTACAAATCTATACTCTAGAAAATTTCTGTAATCTCTCTCAAATTTAACAATTCTTGTTTCATTCGACTTATATTGAGAAGGATAATGGAGTTGATAAAAATATGCATCATCAGCAGGATCTCTAATTGCACCAGTAATATATTCTATCCAATGCTCCAAAAATTTCATCGACTTATATTCATTATCTACATAAAATTCTAATGATATTTGTGTAAAATTACGAGTATGTGCCATTCTTTCAACTACACCCTGATAATCACCACGAGTGTCTAATGATGCTAATGCACTACCTGGTAAAACAGCATCACTACATAATAATCCAGCATCTTCAACTACGAATCTATCATTTACACCCTTTCTTCTTAGATAAGAACGCAATCCTCCACCACCAAAACTAGATGGTAAGGCAAACTTAACTAAAAATTGAGATGACTGTGCTACATTCTGAAATCTAGGCAAAAAATCGGATATTGGTCTTGGTCTTGGTGCTGGCACTCTAAATAAAATTACATAACATAT